CATCTGCTGAAGCTGCGACAGTCGATGTTGGTACCGCTGGTACATCAAATGACCCGAATGGCTTCTTTGCTGCGTTGGTTACTAATGCTGTTGGTTGTTATAGCGCAGCGGCTGGTAATGCCAATGCAATTACCGTTGGTGGTAATGAAACTTACCGGGCTGGGAACAACTTTACTGGTGCTCTGCTTACTAAAGCGTATTTAGTTGGTACTAATGCGGCTGAAGATACAGGTATCTTTGCGAGTAAGCCTTGGTTTGTTGCTACGGCTGATCCCATCACATATACCCGTAGTGGTACGATTACCAGTCATTCGGCTAGTATTACTGTTATTTACATGGATGTTTCTGGATTTGACGTTGCGTAATAATGTTAATGCCAATATATAAAAAGGCGAGAATAATATGAGTAGAGGTATGCAACAAGGCAGAATTAGGACTAGTCCTACTGCTGCTAAATATTATGATACTAATAACGATGGTAATATGTATACCTTTGGTATTAGCAATACTGCGCTTGTATCAGCCAATGCTGTTGCTACAGGTGTAACTGCTACTGCAAAACCCGTTATTGGTGTTTGGAATGATGTAGGCACGGGAAAAGATTTGGTTATAACCCGTGCTACAGTCGTAGCAACGACTATTGGGGATACAGCAGTAGCCCCTGGTGGGTTTACTTGGTATAAAGACACAGCAGAAACAGTTATTTCGACTGGTAGTACCCCTGTTAATTGTTCTACTTTAGCATCGTCTGGCTCAGTTGCCAAGGCGTTTGCAATGAGTACTGCATTGACGGGTCTTGTTGGAAGTCTTGCAATTCTTCGTCCTTCACCAATTACTATTCTGAATGCTGCTGGTCCGGGTACTGCTATTACACAATCGCAGGGTGTATCAGTAGATGAAGTGGATGGTGATATTATTGTTCCTCCAGGTGGAGTGCTTGCTCTTCTGGGTATGTTATCTACTACAACCGTTAGCTTAAGTGTTAGCATTACATGGGCAGAAGTTAATATCAATCACTAATGACTAAGCCACCTGAAGAGAAGCGTACAAAGCGTAAATATCAGTACAGTTCTCGACAAAGGGCTAAGATTGCTGCCAATCGTTCTGAATCTAGGGCTAAGAAGCAACTAGATACTGCTAATAAATTGGTAGCTAAAGCTAAACGTAAGACTAAGGCAGCTAAAAAGTATATAGATAAACTTGATGGTAAACTTAGTACTGGCCTTATTACAGGAGAAGAATTAGAAGACTTCAGCGGTACAGCTAGGAATGCATTAGAAGAACAGGAGGAAATTATATTTCGTCCTAATCCTGGTAAGCAAACAGCATTTCTAGCAGCCTCTGAAAAAGAAGTCTTGTATGGTGGAGCAGCGGGTGGTGGCAAATCCTATGCTATGCTTGTTGATCCACTAAGATATGTCCACAATAAGAATTGTAAAGCTATCTTACTTCGTAAGAGTATGCCTGAGTTGCAAGAGCTTATTGATAAATCCCAGGATTTGTATCGTAAAGCGTTTCCTAGGGCCAAGTGGAACCAACAAAAGTCACGCTGGTCATTTCCATCTGGTGCGTTTATCATTATGTCGTTTGTGGAAAATGATACTGATGTTCATAGATACCAGGGACAAGCGTTTACATGGATTGGTGTTGATGAATTAACCCATTATGCAACACCTTATGTTTGGAATTACCTCCGTTCTCGTCTACGTACAACTGATCCTACAATTCAAACGTATATGAGAGCAACAACTAACCCCGGTGGTATTGGTGGTTGGTGGGTTAAGAAGATGTTTATTGACCCTGCCGAGTATAATAAACCTTTCTGGGCACGGGATATTGAAACAGATGAACTTCTTGTTTACCCTAACAGGGAATTTGTAGATAAATCGTTACGTGGTAAACCTGTATTTAAGCGTAGATTTATTCCCGCTAAATTATCTGATAACCCCTATTTGATGCAGTCGCCAGAATATCTGGCAATGCTTTCCTCGCTTCCAGAGGTTCAGCGTAGGAGACTGTTAGAAGGAGATTGGAATGTTGCAGAAGATACTGCGTTTCCCGAATTTGATATACAACGACATACTTGCGAATCGTTTGAGATACCTGCTGACTGGCATCGCTTTCGTAGTTGTGATTATGGTTATGTAGCTCCCAGTGCCGTTCTATGGTATGCAGTTTCCAATGCAGGAACAGTTTATGTGTATCGAGAATTGTATCAGAAGGGACTAGATGCGGAAGACTTAGCTGAGAAGATTATTGAGTTAGAGTGGAATGATCCAGGTAAACTAACAGGACCACTAGATACAGAGAGTTGGTCAGAACGTGGTAATACTGGACCTAGTGTAGCTGAAACGATGATCCGTGCAGGTGTTAACTGGACGAAAGCGGATAAGAGTAAAGGGAGTAGAATTAGAGGAAAGATTGAGATACATAAACGATTTAAGATTGATTCCTTCACCACGGATGAAGATCATCCAGATGGTAAAGCAGGGGTCATAATTTTCAATAACTGCCGTAACTTAATTCGTACACTACCTATCTTACCCCTTGATTCTAATAATGCCGAAGATGTAGATACTAAGTTCCTAGAAGACCATCTATATGATTCTCTTCGTTATGGGTTAAATAGCCGTCCAACATACTCACTATACCCTGACGAAAGACGTTATATAGAACAACAAGAGCAACCAGTAATAATTGATCCCAAATTTGGATACTAAGGAGAAAGAAATGTATTTTTCAATTGACGAGGCTAATCGCAAAACTAAACAAGGTTCGTTCAACAATAACATGAAGCCGGGTTATGTTGGGCGTACAGGTAAAGAAGGTCCTATGCCCAAGGGTTATGGTGGGGCATTTGACGAAAGTTTTCCCAAGAGTGGAAGTACTGGAGACGTTGATAAAGGATTTATGAAGCATAACGCTGATATGAATATCGAAAGTAATGCATATGGTAAATCTACTTCGTATAAAAAAGTCACCTAGTCTAATCTATGATTGAACAACTCTATTCTGGTCCTATAGAGGGAATTGAACCGGAAGACATTAAGAAGGCGCGTAAAGATCAGGAAAATGTAAATTTCATTGTTTCTGCTGCTGTAGAGTTCGTCCTTGAACGCTATGAACGTGCTAAGACTGCTAGGTTTATTACCGAGAAGCGTTGGCTCACGGCTTATGAAGATTACCGTGGTATTGTAAATGCTTCTCGTAATATGCGTACTGATGAAAAGTCTCAAGTCTTCATTAAGATTTCCAAGACTAAAACTTTAGCTGCTTACGGGCAGGTGAATGAAGTCCTATTCGGTGCCAACAAGTTTCCACTTGGCATTTACTCTACAGAACGTCCAGAAGAGGTTGCTGAATTTGCACACGTAGCGAAAAAAGAAGAGGGAGGTGATCCTGAATCTGAGGAACAACCAGCAATTGAGTTTGGTTTTCCTGGAGATGGTACTCGTGAAAACGAGAGCATCCCACCCGCAAACTTCCTTGGGGGATTACGTGCTAAATTTATGCAGGGTGTTGATAAGTTTAAAGCTGGCCCTGCGCCTACTGATGAACCTCAAATTACCCCTGCCAAAGCTGCGGCTTTGGAGATGGAGAAGACTATTAAAGATCAGATCACTGAATCTAAGGCTTCAAGGGAACTCCGTAAGGCTGTATTTGAAAGTGTTCTTTATGGTACGGGTATTATTAAAGGCCCATTCACTACCAATGAGATTGTCCCCAAATGGGCAATGTCTTTTGATGAGAATGGTGAAGCTACTAAAGAATATGAACCTAAAGCCCAAATTAAGCCCACTCTAGCATTCTGCTCAGTCTGGGATGCATTCCCAGAGGCTTCTGGTGTGGACATGGATGACCTTGATTATATGATTGAGCGTCATCGTCTTACTAAATCTAAGGTTCGTGGACTACGCAAACTACCTCTGTTTAATGTTGCAGCACTTGATACTGCTATTGAGCAGGGGCCAAACTATGTTAAGCAACACTACGAAGATCAGCTACGACATGATGAGAATGATTCTGAAGAGGATCGCCATCGTTATGAAGTAGTGGAATACTGGGGTCCATTTGATAAGTCCGCTGCCCTTGAGATTGGTATGGACATTGATATGGATGAGTTAACTGAGCTTGATGAACTTCAGGTTAACATCTGGGTTTGTAATGGTCAGTTATTGAGAATGGTTATTAATCCATTCCAGCCACAACGTATCCCATATCATGTGTTCCCATATGAACGTGATCCACATGAGTTCTTTGGTGTTGGTGTCCCTGAGAACATGGCTGACAGCCAAATCATTATGAATGGTCATGCGCGTATGGCTATTGATAACTTGGCATTGTCAGGTAACATGGTCTTTGATATTGATGAGACTGCGCTTGTACCTGGACAACCTATGGATATTTTCCCAGGTAAAATCTTCCGCCGTCAAGCTGGTTCCACAGGTCAGGCAATACACGCAATTAAGTTTGCTTCTACGACCAATGAGAACTTAATGATGTTTGACAAGTTCCGTCAGATTTCAGATGAAGAGACAGGTATCCCCTCTTATACGCATGGGCAGACTAGAGTACAACAAACTACACGTACTGCTGCTGGTATGTCTATGCTTATGGGCGCTGCTGCCCTGAACATTAAGACTGTTATCAAGAATATTGATGATTATCTGCTGAAGCCTATTGGAGAAGCTCTGTACCATTGGAATATGCAGTTTAATGATGATATTCGTATTTTAGGTGATTTGCGAGTTAAGGCACTAGGCACAGAAGCCCTTATGCAGAAGGAAGTTCGTAGCCAACGGTTACAAGGCTTCTTGCAACTTGGTTCTAATCCGATGCTTGCTCCTTGGATTAATGTTGGTCCTGCTCTTAAAGAATATGCTTATAGCATCGACCTTGATCCAGAGGAAGTGGTTAACGACCTTGACCAAGCTAAGGTTATGGCAGAACTCATTAATAAGGCTGGAGCTATGGGCCTTGGTGGTTCTCCAGGTGCAGGTGGACCTCTTGGCTTAGGTAATTCAATGGGTGCTGCTGGAGGTATGCAGCTTCCTGGTGGGTCTACAGGCACGGGTGATGGAAACATTGGCCCAGCTAATGTCCAAATGCCTACAGAACCCGGCTTTGCTGGTGCTCCCCCAGGTATGGGAGGTGCTGGTGCAAATAAACCCCCGCAACCAACCGGGCCTTAACGGCTTAATCAACAGTCCCTTCTGGGCTGGTATGGAAACTCACCTAGAAGAACTTAAAGACATGAAGGTTAAAGAATTACAGGTGTCAGGTGACACACAGAAAATCTTCCAAGCACAGGGCTATTTATCTCTACTTCAAGACCTAGTAAGTTTGAGAGAAATCATACAAAATCAGGAAAAGAGTAAATAAATGGCACAACTCAATCCAACCAAAACAGCGCAGCTACACCAAACTCCTGGTAACGAACATTTAAGC